ATAGCATATTAGATGATATGGCCCGCGTACCAGATACACGCCACGTATACTCAGAGAAAGGTTACTACCGTGACCCCCGCGATAGAAATGGAGAGGTATCGTTCTAATGAATACTATATTTATATTATTATGGTTTGTAGTTATACCAGATCAAGGCGTAAGGTACTACAACTTAGGTCAGTACCCCAATGAAACACTATGTAAGGCTGCTAAAAAAGGTGCTGCCGTTATGGTCAATGATAAAAATGAGACGATTTCTTGTATAGGAGTGACGTTCTAATGATAACAGCTACTTACATAAATCACATGGGGAATGATCTGTCAGTTGTCAACAGCGCGAGGGTGTCGTTTGCCAACGAAAGTCAGTTTGAGGAGGACGCTTGGGGGCCACCAAGACTTAAAGAGAAGGACGCTAAGCTAATACGCTACCTTGCCAAGCATAAGCACATCAGTCCATTTGGTCATTGCTTCGCTAGTTTTGTAATCAAGGCACCTATATTTGTAGCGCGTCAACTGGTCAAGCACTCCTATCTCCGCTGGAACGAAATATCCAGGAGGTACGTGAGTACCCCACCAGAGTTCTATGAGCCTGACGTGTGGAGAGGCCAAGCACAGGACAAGAAGCAGGGTTCAGCAGGGGTAGTCGCAGACGTACACATAGGCACCACTCAGAGGGTCGTAGCGATGCTGTACGATGATCTGTTGGCTAAGGGTGTGTGTGAGGAGCAAGCTCGCATGGTTCTACCTCAAAATACAATGACTGAATGGAATTGGAGCGGATCACTTGATGCCTTCGCTAGAATGTGTCAGCTAAGGTGTAAGCCTGACGTTCAGTACGAGACACGAGTCGTTGCTGATTTGGTCAGCAGTACTATGGCAGAATTATTCCCAGTTTCTTGGGAAGCATTGATGGAGAATTAAATTGAATAAAACCTTTACTATCGCGACAGAGACAGCTAACGGCACTGTCGTTACTCTACAACTACCTTTGATGACTTATCAACAGGCAAACGCTAAAGCTGAGACGCTAAGAAAAGTGCAGACTTTTCCAGTATTTGTAATTAACACGGGAGCAGAATAATGACTGAAGTAACACAAAAGTTGACCGCAGACGAAATCGTAACTATGTGCGAGAAGCTGGCCCGTAAGTACAGACGGCCACACCTAAACGAAGACTTAGTGTCAGAGGGAGTATTAGCCGTGTACGAGAGGTTAGGGGTCAGTCCTGACGATTACCCTGCAAGCCTATATCGACACGCTAACACTGCTATGCACTCGTACATTAACATCAGAACAAAGGCGGTAACAATACCAGCGACAAGGGACTCTGAGGCAATCTCTAAAGGTGTTGAGTACGAAAGCGGCAGTTATTCAAAAAAGGGTAAAGAGGAACTGGCAAAAGCTTTATCAGCCAAATCCGTTTCCTTTGAAGATAGCTACTCTTTATCTGTTGATGACTGTACGAAGAAATATGAGACACACGACTTTATCACCAAAGCCTTTAAGACACTTGACGCGACAGAAGCAGACCTAATACGCAAAAGATACTTGGAGGAGATGATACAAGAGGATGTAGCTAAAGAATATGGCATATCTCAACAGGCTATATTTAAACGAGAAGTTTCTGCTTTGAAGAAAATGTCACGTCTGTAACAATTCGTGAGTTGTTAGAATACTAAAAAAGTCTATATAGTAAGATGAGACCCTTTAGTTATACTAACCCTAGTTACACTATAGTTATAATACTTCGTCGTTATTACCTAAAACAAAAATACTTAAGTTACCCTAATGTTTGATATAGAAGGAATAGACATATGACAAACAAAAGTAATTTACCGTGTCCGTATGTGTCGTGCGGATCATCAGACGCTTTCAGTTTTGAGACTGAGGGATATGGTCTGTGCCATTCGTGTGGGTCTAATTACCCTTCTCGTCAGAAAACCTTTGAGTGGGCTAAAGAAACTTACCCTACCGTCCAAAAGGATAGTTACTCTTTTACGCCCAAGAACATTGAGCCGCCAGAGGAAATAGACCGTACCAGTGGAAATTATGAAAGTATGCGTGGTATTAGTGAGTCTGTTATGGCGCAATACGGTGTGATGACTTACCCCAACAGGCAAGAGTACATATACCCCAGCGGAGGAATTAAGGTCAGAACTCTACCAGAGAAAGGGTTTTACGCTAAGGGCGGCTTTAAGTCTGATGAATTGTTTGGGATGAACTTGTTTACCGCTGGCTGTAGTAAAATGGTTACGATCACAGAGGGCGAACTGGATGCTATGTCAGTGTTCCAGATTATAGAGAGTAAGTTTACTAATCCTGTTGTGTCGTTACCATCAGCTACGCCCTCAAAAAAGCTCTGGGAAAATTGTGCTGCATGGCTTAATACTTTTGATAAGATCATACTGTCAGTAGATAACGACGAAGCAGGTAATACTTTAGCAGACAATGTTGCTAAGTTGTTTCCAAACAAGGTTTATCGTGTTGACCACAGACCCTTTAAAGACGCTAATGAGTTTCTACAGGCTGGCAAAGCGTCGGAGTTTAAGAATGCTTGGTGGAATGCACCCAAGTACACACCAGAAAACGTACTTAATAGTACTCAAGATTTCTTGTCGCTATATAAAGACACTCCTGAACATCAGTTCGTTAAAAGTGGTATTACGGCGCTAGACGATAAAATAATGGGGCTAATGCAAGGGCACTTTACGGTAATTAAAGCACCTACAGGAATTGGTAAGACGGAGATTATGAGGTTTTTAGAGTTTAATATGATAAAGAAAGGCATTCCCATTGCTTCGTGGCACTTAGAGGAGACAAAGCTTCGGTCTTTGCTTGGCCTTGTATCTTACGAATGTAATGACAATCTGACCCGAACAGACTTGATTGAAATGAAGGGTGCTAATGATCAAGTTGAGGAGGCCATTCGTACCCTCACTGTAGATGAGAATTTCTACCAGTTCTATCTTAGTGATGGTCAGAATGCTGATGACCTCATAGACCAGATACGTTACTTCGCAGTAGCATGTGGTGTTAAGTTTGTGTTCTTTGAGCCTATACAAGACGTCTTGGTTGGTTCATCAGAGGAAGGTAAGGAACAGATGCTTGCTGACTTGTCTGTTCGTCTGTCTAAGGTATCTGCTGAGTTGAACGTAGGAATTATATCTATTGCCCACACTAACGATGATGGGCAGATGAAGTATTGTCGTATGATAGGTCAACGAGCGTCCGTGATTATTAACTTGAGTAGAGATAAGGAGTCTGAAGATATACAAGAGCGTAATACAACGTATCTAACTGTTGAAAAGAACCGCCCATGTTCCGAAGAAGGTAACGCAGGGATTATGACGTTTAACACTGAAACATTCACATTAACGGAGGTATAATTATGACTAAGGTAACGGTTTGGGACGAGAAGGAAATAAAGTGGATTAGGGAAAGCCTGACATATTGCCCAGAGACTGGTCAATTACATTGGAAAGAAAGATTTGCTAGCACCATACCAGAAGACCTTACGGCAGGGTCGTATAACACCACAGGGTACTTAACCATAAATAAGGTTTTTGATGGTAAGCGTAGGAAGTTTAGGTTGCATAGGATAGCTTGGTTTTTACATTACGGTTATCAACCTAAGATGTTAGATCATATAAATCAAGAAAAGTCTGACAATCGTATAATAAACCTACGTGAGTGTGAGCAGAAAGAAAACCTTGGTAATCAAAAACCTAGAGGTATCTTGGGGATAAAAGGAGTACATAAAATTCTTAGTGGGAAGTATCAAGTAAGTTGTCGTAAAGTCTATTTAGGTAGGTTTGATGATCCCATCGACGCAGCAAGGGCTTATGACGTAGAGGCAATAAGAGTGTATGGTGATTTTGCTTACACAAACAAAGAGCATGGAGTTTATTAAGAATGACAACAGTATTCGACATTGAAACAGATGGTCTATTAGATGTGTTGACCAAAATTCATGTCATGTCTTGGTCTAATGATATGGGTGAAGTAAAGCATACCCATGACTATGACGAGATGCGCTATGTATTGCTCAACAGCGAGACACTTGTAGGCCACAACCAAATCCGCTTTGACATCCCCGCAGTGGAAAAGCTTCTGGACATCAAAGTAACAGCCCGTCTGATCGACACACTGGCACTAAGCTGGTACATCAACCACGGACGCATGAAGCATGGGCT